CTGTGCCAAGGCTTCTTTAATGGCGGTGATGGCTTTGTCTGCTTTGTCTTCAACCTTGTGATATTTCCACGCATCTTGTGGCGGATCGGACATAAACATGATGCCGTGATATCTAACAGCGTTTTCAAACGCATCAAGTGCCAGCTTCAATGCTTCTGGTGTCAGGTGTAGTCTCCCTCCTCTGTGTGCTCAGTCAGTCTTGCCATCAGCCGTGCAATGCGTTGTTCGTTGTACTGTATTGCCGCATTCGCATACTCTGCCGCAGTCTCAGCTTCCAACTTGCGCAGGTGTGCTTCACGCAGTTCGGCGGCAATGACTTCGTGAATCGTCCTAGCCCTCAACACCTCTTTGATGTATTTGACGGTTGTTGATCTGAAGCTCATTTTTTCATTTCTCTGATATAGATTGCAAAACTGCTGATGGTGTCGTTGCCAAACGCCTTGAACTTTTCTATCTCTCTGGCTACCTCCTCAATCACTGCGTTCCGCAACTCATCGTAAAACTCCTGCTGTGTCTTGACTTCAAGCTCTGTTGACTGCCCAATGTCATCCAACACCTCATAGGCCTTTTCAATGTACCCATCGCGCAACAATTCTTTGGCGGCCAACACCGCCATTATCTGCCGCTTCCTCATTTGAGTGTGCTCTTGATGTAGTCACCCGCTAAATCAATCAGACCATACCAATCAATGCCTGCCGCCTCTACCACCTTCTCCCCCGCCTCAAGCAGCTCTGCAATTTCATTCGCACTCAAATCGTCCAAGTCATACTCAACGCCGTTGACTAAAAACACATTACTGTCTTCTGTCCGCGGGTCATTGGGATGCCCGGTGCATGGTCCCCATGTCGCCTCATCTCCTGGTCCTGCTGTAATTCTGCTCATATCTTTTTACTCCTCTTTCTGTGGTTTTGGACAATTCTCTGGCACCTTTACCAGAACGTAAACAGCGGCATACCCACCACCCCTTTTCAATGGCTGTTGCCACCTATCAATGTAGACATCAGGCATCTGGCGAATGATGTTGGAGATGCTTGCATACGCCCTCCCCGTCACCCCCTCCAACTCCCTAATGGTCATCCCATCCTCTGTCTTCCTAAGCGCACGCCTAATGGCTTTAATGGTTGCAGGTGAATCAGGATTCATTTGTAGACATCCCAAAGCAAAAACACACAGCCCAATAGGCCAACAATGGTCAACAAGGTGTCTAAGGTATCCAAACTGGCGCCTCCTCATAATTGTCTGGGTTAAAGGGGACAGGGCGGTTGCCTTTGTCCTTCGGGTTGGGAAATGGGGGGAAAGGCCAAGTGTTCATATTGTCACCATCAGCACATGGGTTTCAATACGGTCAACCACTGATGCATCCTTACCACCAATGTGCCACATGTACTTGCCCAGGGGTGTTCTTGGCATCTTCCAGTCATAGATCGTTGCCACCTGACCATCGCCAAATGTGAGAACCCATTCGCATGTCGTCTTGTCCCCATTGCGCTCATACGGCAAACCAAAAGCCTCAATGAGGTCCTCATACGTTGTCTCCACATACCCCACAAGGCCTGTGCCATTGCGTTGACCACCGCGTGTGAATTGCATTGACTTTTTCATTTCTTTCTATCCTTTCTGTTGATGTGAGATTTAATTGTATGGTATTTTTCATTTGTCAACAAGTGTTTTTGTTTTTTCTTGTAAAAGTTTTTTTGCCTCTCTTGCGCTCATTCTTACATGCGTCTTTCTATTTTCTTTCTGTGTTTTTCTTTTTTCCTCTGCAGCAGCAAACTTTGCGTGCCTTTTATGTGCCTTTTCTGCATCCTTGGGCAGCATCAATTCTGGGTCTTCCATTCGCAACACAAACTGTCCCTCATCCACATACCTTATGGATGCGCGCTTGATGAGTTTGCGCAGGAATGTTGCCTCCACTTCATAGGTAGAGAAGCGGTCAAGGCAATCGTCACTCAAACAATACCTGCGCCTCCATTGCAAATTGTCTTTGGGCGCGGAAAAAGCAACCCTTGTCAACCCACCGCATGTGATGCATTTGATTCCAGCCATTGTCAGTTCACCTCACCCCATGAAGGACCAAACTCTGCATCCACCAACAACGGCACCCTCAGCCCTTCAATGGATTGAGTCATAATGCGTTCTATTTCTTCCACCTCTTGCTCCTTGCCCTCAGGAATGGAGAAACACAACTCATCATGCACTGTCAACAGCATGGGAATGTCATTCAACACATCCGATGCCTGCAGTTTGACCATTGCCATTTTGATGAGGTCAGCGGCAGAACCTTGAAGGAGGCGGTTAAGTGCTTTGTGGGTAAATGAACGCCTGATCTTGTTGCCCCATTTCTCTTTGGCGGCCTCATACGGCAGCGCCTCAAACTCATCCTTCGCACTCGTTGGTTCCCACATGTCAAACCTTGAATACCTACCTGCAAACGTCCTGATGAATCCCCTTTGTGACGCCCGTTGGCTTGCGAGGTTGTAAATGTCTTTGACAAAGGGAAAAGTGCTGTGGTATTGATTGAAGAGTGGTTTTACATCAGCAAGCTCTCGCCCTAAGTTGGCAGCCAGCGCCTTTTCGCCCATCCCATACACCAAGCCAAAGTTGATTGACTTGGCTTCCTTTCGTGGCACCCCTGTCAACTCACTCACAAACGCATGGAAATCAGTGTCTGGATTCGTTCTGTACTGACTGCGGGCAAGGTCTGCTGTCTCCCCTGCTCCGTAGTGTACGAGCATCCGGTATTCGATCTGACTGTAGTCGAAGGATCCCCATCGAGGATGATGAAGATCAGGAACAAACAGAGAGCGTATAAGCGGACCCAGTTCGGGGTCGCGCGCTGGAATATTTTGTAGGTTAGGAGTGCTACTAGAGAAGCGACCAGAAACAGTCCCAGACTCATCAGAGCGAAGTGGATGAAATTGTCCATGTATGCGTCCATTTATGTGTGAATTGGTGATGTAAGAGCGGAGGAAGGTGTCACGCGCTTTGGTGAGTTTGCGGCATTCAGCAATTTCTGGTATGTTCTTCTCCAACCAGTCAGACCTGAATGAGGGGGCGCCTTTGGCAGTTTTGGGATAAGACAAATGGCGGCTCTTGGCAAGCCGTTCCACATCTTGAGCAGCGTAGATGTTCAACCCACCTAGCGACTTCTCAATGGTTTCAATTCGTGCACTGAGCCCGTCATCAATCGCCTGCAACTTGTCAAGGTCAACCCTTACCCCATGCCGCCTCATCTGCAACAGCAATGGGATTAAAGCAGTTTCTAGGTTGAACAGTTCAACCAAGTCATCACGTTGCAAGATTTCTTTTTGTGCATTCCAAATGCGGATAGGCAATGAGGCATCAGCTTCTGCATATGGGCCCACAAGTACAGGTGGGCAGCGGTAGATGTTGGCTGCTTGTTTCCGGTCTGCATTGCCACCATACGCCCTGCTTGACCAGTCGTACAAAGCGCTCTCAAGTTTTGTTTCGCCCAAGTACTTCTTTGCCAATGCATTGAGTGAGTAGCTCTGCGCGTTCTCATCAATGAGGGGCTCTGCCAACTGAACATCACAAATGGGCCCAGCCACATGCACATCTAAAGTGGACAACCAACCCAGGTCATACTGGGAGTTGGCGAAGATGTATTCACGCGCTCTGTCAGACAAGACATCTTGCAAGAAATTGATAACCTGTTCCTTGTTCTGATTCTCACCCATGGTGTGAGCAATTGGGAAGTACCAAGCGGCATCAATAGTTGCAATGGAAATGCCTGCCACATACCCATGCCCCGTTGCCCACCCAGGACCCAAGTCAATCAATTTGGGGTCATAGGTTTCTGTATCTACACCCAGCTGAACCACACTGTCTAAATTCGGGAATTCTCGCAGTTGCCAGCCCGTGTCCGGTATGGAAGGTAGTGCGCGGTTAGTTTGTTGCTTCGCGCCGCCTTTGGCTGGTTTGACGACCTCAATATCTTCCCAGAACAATCCAACTGAATCATGTCTCATTGACGGACCCCCACAATCATCCCCCGCATCCCCTCCGGGCCTGTGAAAGGACTCGGCGCTGGATACGTGCTCAGATCCATCTTGGTTGCCTCATTGAGCACCTTGCAGATCATCTCCGCCCTAAACCTCGCCTCTGGCAACTCCATGCCTTCAACCGACGCTTTGTGTTCCCCATCCATTGTGTGTACCCCATCTGCATTGAACACCACCACTGGGAACTTAGGATCTGGATGAAAGTGAGATATCTTGTCTACTGCATCCCGCAACTGTCCGGGAATGGCTGGCAAGGCGTTGTAGTCATACTTGGCAAGCATCTTTTCAATGTCAGGCCAAGGCAGGCTCATGGGCAACACCCGGCACCAGAAGCCATCGTAGATGAAATAGGTGTTCTGATCTTTCTGCACCATGTGCTTGGGATCTTGATTGATGCGCAACAACTCATCCACAGAGGCAGTGGGCAAGGAAAAAGTGTAAGGAGACACAAAAGGCACAGACACCACAACCACATTGTTGGTTGCATACATATGCGTCTTGTCCACAAGAATGGAGCAGGACCAGGGCCTACTCGCATCCTCTGAAATAAATGGTGCAATCCGTTTGAGTGCTTTGATGAACCCAGGTGCTACGGGCGTTGGCTCAACTCCCTCTGGTGGCCCGCCAACCTTTGGGTAGTCAGCATTTGCCATGAGGGGCAAGACAGCTTTAAAGCCAGCTCGTTTGATGGTCAGTTTGTTGTTCTTCTCTGTAATGACTGGTTCCCCATCGCAGGCGTTGACAGCACGCAGAAAGCGGGATGCAGGCACAGTTGCATTGACGCCTTTCAACTTCTCACAAAAAGCATCAATAGCAGTGCACCGCCCATCATTGCCCTGGATGTGACCATCGTAGATGTGGATGTGGCTGAAGGCAGGCACCAAGGTCTTGTCTGCCACCGTTCCCGCTACCAATTTGATTGTTTCTAGCATCTTATAACTCGAAAAGTGAATCTTGGAACATGTGATTAGGCTCTGGTAAGGAGTTGTGCCAAGACACAAACTCAAGCCCCGACATCAATCGTCGTGCGTTTTGATCGGTCACAATCTGTTCGAGTGTCAGACCGTAACTTGCTGCCCTGTCAATGATTGCTTGTGCTGTGCCTGGGGGCATGTTGCAGATGTGCATTCCTGCATTGTGCCTGTCTGGGCTCTGGTCAGAGGTTGCAATAGCAGTCAGTCGGCCGTTGTCGTTGAAGTTGACGCGACCCATCACAGCAGTGTAAAGCCAAGTAGCAGAATCTACTGAATACCAAGGCACTTGTTTCAACATGGTGCCACCAGTAGCAGCCAAGCCGTGGCATTTCTTCCCAGGCAACTTCCGGTGCACGTAGTTTGACCAATTGACACGAGTCCATTCAGGCAAATCGTTCCTAGGTGAGACACAGATGTAGTCAGCCATTTCTGCAACCTCAAACATCCGTTCCTCTGACTCATTCTGGTGAAACACCGGCAACACAATGTCCCCAAACTCCTCCTTCAATATTTTGAAGTTCTCATCTGACGTTTTGATCGCTTGCGCTATTTCCTCAGGCCCCGCTGTCACCCCAGGCGATCCTGGAATCACATCTAAGTTGATGAGCCACACCTGCACATGCTTGGGAATGAGGGACATGATGTTCTTGTAGACAGAAATCAAATGCTTCAAGTCAACCCGTTTACCCTTTGACCAAGCGGTGAAGGCGCCACTATCCAACATCATTTCTTGAATAGCAGCGCCATCTATCTTGCACAGGTCTGCCCAAATCTTCGCCTCCTTCACATAAGCATCGTGGCAGGAGCAGAGGCGATGGGTGAACGCCCTTGCGAGGCGCTGCTTCATCTCATCTGAGCCACCGGTGGTGCCGGAGAAGAAAAGTTTGACCTTGGACATCTCTCTTACTCGCCTTCGTGCCAGTATTCAAAGGTGGGCCAGAAGGGGATGCCACCTCTAGGTGTAAACTGCCCCTCAACCTTCAAATAGTTTGGTTGCAACAAGTCAACCAAGGCCTGAGCAATATGTGTCACGCAGGCTTCGTGAAACTCACCTGTCTGACGAAACGAGCCCAAATACAATTTCCATGCCTTTGACTCCACACACCATTCGCGT